CAACCCAACAAGTACGGAGCGGAAAAGCCCACGAAAAAGCAGGTGAAAGCTAATAAGCCACCCAAGGGCAACCGTAACCGTAACAGGGGGAGAGGACGGTAATGCCTTTCAAGAGCAAAGCCCAGAGGAAGTGGATGTACGCTAATGACCCAGAAATGGCGAAGCAATGGGAAAAGGAAACCCCCAAGAGCAAGAAGCTGCCTAAACGTAAAAAGCGTAAATGAGCCAAAAACTTTACAGTCTGATTGTTGATGACATCAAAAGCCGCTCCCGCTGGGAGCAAAGGCAGAGTATCTGGTATCGGATGCGAAATGACGGGTTGCGCCGGAAAGTGAAGCCTTGGCCTAACGCGGCTGATATGCACTTCCCGCTGATTGACACCACCATTAACAAGCTCAAGCCAGCCTTCTTTCAGCAAGCCATGGGGTTGGATGTACTTGCCACCTTTGTTCCTATGCGAAGCCAATTGGCAGGATTCACTTCCGCAGCAGAACATTGGTTTTCCTATAAGCTCCATGAGAAAAGCAACTACTCCACGGAGGTAATGAGTTGGATAGACCACATGCTGGTCAGTGGTCACGGGATCATCAAGACGATATGGAATCCGGACAAGAAACGGGTGGAGTTTCAGGCCATTGATCCCATGCACATAATTGTGCCGCCATGGACAAAGGAAATTTCGGGGGCAGACCGCATTACGCAGGTGATTCCCATGAGCTTGGAAAGCTACAAGCGAGCAGGAATTTACGACACCAGCGACAAGGTGATAAAACAGATTGTCGGCAACCAAGAGGAGGATGCCGGTATCAGTAACGAGCTAAAGGATAACAAGCTCAACCGTGAAGGGTTAACCTTTTCGCCGGAGAAAGATCAAGTGGTGGTGTGGGAAGTGTACCAGCACAACAAGGACGGTGAGTGGGAGATGGAAACCTTTTCTCCCCAAGCCCCAGAGGTGAAGTTAAGGGATTCCATGAAGGTTCCCTATGACCACGGGCAACCTCCGTTCGCTTCTGCCAAGTACGAGATCACCGATGGAGGTTGGTTCTCCCCGCGTGGCGTGTGTGAGATGCTTTCAAACTTTGAAGCGTCCCTCAACAAGACATGGAACGAAAAGATGGATGCGTCCACCTTGTTCAACAAACCCCTCTTTAAGGCAGAACGTGACCTGCCCAATTCAGTTAACCTGCGCCTTAATCCTGGGCAAATACTTCCCTTCGGTATTGCCCCTGTTCAAATGCCCAACACCCCAATGGACTTTGACAAGGATATGATGCAAACGCAGTCGATTGCCGAGCAGCGAGTTACCGTTCCGGACTATGGAATCATGGCCGACAGGGATCGCCGCACGGCCACGGAGATTGAGTCTATCAACGCTCAATCCCAACAAAACATGGACTTGCGTTTGCGTCTCTTCCGTCAGGCTTTAGGTGATTGTTTCCGTCAGGCATGGGGGTTGTTGTTACAGTTTGATAAGAAGGATTTACAGTACCGTTATTTGGAGGATTCATTGCAGCTTGATCCGGTGGCACTCCATGAGGATTACCAACTGGAACCACGGGGAGGCATGGACATGGTTAGCCGCGCCATGCTTCTTAACAAGGCAATCCAGAGGAAACAGTTGTTTATGAACAGTCCTTGGATCAACCAAGTTGAACTGGATAAAAGCATTCTGGAACTGGAAGACCCCTCCCTTGTTCCCCGCTTGGTTCAAGACCCGAACCAGAAGGAGGGTGATGAGGTAATTGCCGAGAAGAAACTGATTCCGGCATTGCTGGTGGGTGAACAGATTCCAGTGCAGCAAGGCATTGATGCGCGGGTACGCATCGGGGTCATCATGCAGTTCCTTGAAAGGTCAGCGCAGACCGGCGTGATGGTCAGCCCACAGGGACAACAGGCTATTAGCTCGCGACTCGGTGAACTTCTCAATGCCTACGAACAGGTGGACACGAATAACGCACGGGCGTTAAGGAAAGATGTTGAAGGATTTCTGGTGCAACTGGGCTTCATGCCTTCCAAGGAGGAACAGGAACAGATGCAAGTCGCAGCGATGACAGGCCAAATGCCAGCGCAAGAAGCGCAGATGGTGGAGGAGACTGAAGCAGTGGTGCAGCAGGGAGATTATTAATGAGCAGGTTCATTAGATTTATTCGGGTTGCTTGGAAGCTGTCGGGCCATATGCCTTGGATAGATGAAGTGGAGTGGGAGGCTGAAGATGTTGCCACGCTCCGGCAGTTTCTTGTGTCCAGGTCCGGACGGAAGTTCAGGAGGATTTTATTGAACATGGTGTTGCGACAAAACGCGGCTGTAGTATCACAACGTGACACCAACCAATTGAAGTTTGAGGCAGGGTACGCCAACGGGATGCGTACCACGGTTCACACGTTTGAAGCATTGGCTCGCGATGTTGAGCCGGAAGAAGATTTTTCATCGGACGTATTCGGGGTCGGACGTTCGGTGAGTGAAGACCCCACAGCACGGCGTGTGTATTGATTGCGAACACACGACGAGGATTAAGCAGTCATAGGGAAGTACAGTATGCCAGAAGAATCCGGCGAAGTAACCGCCGAACAACTATTGGCCGCTGCCACACAGTATGATGCTGCGTTGGAAGCGGGGGAAGAGCCAAGCATGGTTATTGAATCTCCAGACGGGGATGAATATCCGGCAGTGGAAGAAACCGAAGCTGAAGTTGAACCGGAGGAATCTCCACCGGAACCGGAGGCAGACAGTACGGATAAAGAACCTGAAAGTTCTTTGACAGAAGAGGAAGAGGCGCAAGCCCCTTCTCCGCAAGAAAAGAAGAGTAAGTACGCCAAGAACCGTGAGCGTTTGAATAAGACTTGGGCCGAAGCCAATGAGGTTAAGGAACAAAACAAACGGGATCGGCAGGCAGTAGAACAGGCCAAAGCGGAACTGGAACAGCAGCGACAACAAATCGCTGCCACCCACGGATACCGCGATGAGCATGGTCATACTGCCAAGGACTACGAGGAAGCCGCGAAAGGTTTCAGGGATGAAGGCGAAACAAAGCTGGCTGAAGCCGCTGACAGGAAGGTTGATGAACTTTCCCAGAAGCAGAATCAAGCAGTGGCGCAAAGCCGTCAACAACAGAGCGCACAGGTTTTTGAAGCCAAACGCCAGGAGTTGATGAATCAGCACCCTGACCTTCGTGACGTAAATACCGAGTTAGCCCAAAGAGCGAATGCACTGCTGAAACAACATCCGCAGGTGGCAAGTATGCCTGATGGATTACAGGCAGCAGTCAATGGCGCACTAATGCAAATGGAAGCGGAGAAAGGGAAGAACGCCTCAACTGAACTGTCTGAACTACAGGAACAATACAACAAACTGGAAAAGAAATTGTCAGTCACGGGTGGATACACCAATGGGAAACCTGACGGAGATAAGGGGTTTGATGACATGAGCGATGACGAGCAAACGCAGCATTTACTGCGAGCCGCCATGGCCCATGACGATGATCTTTAATGCCCTAGGTATCACATTGTGTCACGTTTGGCTGACTAAAAAGAAAAGGATAACAGGCTTATGCCTACTACAACCTCAACATTATCCAACCAGTATCAGAACTATTTCAGCAAGAAATTGCTGTCCTACGCTGTTCAGGCATTGGTTATGGATCAGTTCGCCGAAAAGGCTCCCCTTCCAGCGAAGGCGGGTCACAAGGCGATTACCATGTTCCGCTTCGGCGCACCCTCAACGTCAGACATTGAAGCTCTGACCGAAGGCACTGCACCTAGCGGAACTCGCAACCTCTCACTCTCCAAGATTGAGAAGGCATTATCACAACGTGGTCAGGTCATTAAATTGACTGACATCCTCACCGCAACGGACTTGTTCAACAGCTTACAGCAGTCGATCAAGACCAACGGTGAAGATGCCGCACTCGACATGGACACCATCACCCGTAACACGGTTGTTGGTTCTAATGTTGCTGGCACAGCAAAAGAGAATGGAGACGGTTCGGCCCTCGACAACAGCGACTCGCTCACCGAGCAGTACGCTGATGGCGGCACAGACTACTCCACCTTTGATGCTGCCACCGGCACTGACACCGTGATGTCTGCTTCGTCCATTCTGGACGCAGTAACCAAGCTGAAAGTGAATCGTTCACAACCTGCCAAGGGCGGGATGTACGCTGCGCTTACCAGCCCACAGGTGTTGAGTGACATCATGCAAATCAGTGAGTGGTTGAATGCCAGCCAGTACAGCAATGTGCAGGAACTCTACAAGGGAGAAGTTGGTTCTCTTTACGGATGTAAATTCGTAACCACGACCAACGGATGGTCTTCGGTGTATTCATCTGAAGATGATGACCGTTTTGCCTACTCCGCTGCTGGCACGAAAGATCGTGCAGCCGGAGCGAACATCTATGCCACGATCTTCACAGGTCAACAGGCTTACGGTGTTCCAGAATTGGCAAGTCAGTCTCCGTTCAGCCCGAAGGTGATTATCACCGATCAAGCTGACAAGACTGACCCCTTAAATCAGCTAACGAATTGCGGAATAAAGATGTTCTGGACTGCGTTACGATTGAACTGCAACTACTACTCAATCATGCGTAGTAAGAGCAATTCAACTGCCTAACAGCTAATCAAGTTATGAAACCTAAAGGTGGAGTAACCCTTATTATTGCCGTGGGAGGGGGGAAACCCCCTCACCACGGTCATTCCGGTAAAGACAAGGAAGAAGGTTGCGAAATGATTAAAATTCCATTGGCAGCATTAGCTGCGGATTCAGATGAAGGAGGCGATGTTTCCCCAGAAGTGGGTGATGCAGTTGTCCTTGATAGCGTTGAAGGTGAACTGGTGAATGTGGACGGTGACTCTGCCCACATTGAACTGAAGACCGCCAACGGCGCACCCATTGAGTATGTAGAGCATGAAGCCAAAGCTGAAGAGGAAGACTTGGATGCGGAAGAGGATATGCTTCGCGCAATGGCCGAGGCTGAAGATGAAGAGGAGGAGTAAATGCCCATTTATTCCTTTCTCTCTGAAAAGGGCCACTTAATCGAGAAGATCGTTCCCCCAGGAACAAAGAGACTCACGGTTGAGGGGATGGATTACGAGCGTTGCATAGCCAGCGAAGGTTTTTCCATTGGCAATCAAGTTAAGATTCCTTCTCAAGCCGAGCAGGTAAAGGACGGTTATCATAAGCTGGAGCAAAAGGAAGGCTCCCGTTTCCTTCGCAAATCACAATTTAGTACGAAACAGATAAAAAGAGCTTGGGGGTTTTAAGATATGGCTACATTAACGGGAAGCACAATTGCCAGTTCATACGATCAACTCCTTGCCCTGCCGAGTGGTGGAGGCAATGGTGCGACATTAGTTGCGTTGACCGATGGCAATGCTGGAAACACCTTTGCTCTTGAGGTAAGCACTGGAGAGGTTAAGTCTACTGGAACCCTTTCGGTTGCGGGGGTATCGACTTTCTCAAGTGACGTTCGTCTTGAGGATGATGCGGGTGGAGAATATGTTGGGATAGCTTCACCATCAGCAGTCACAACTTACACGCTCACGATGCCAGCAGCAGTTGGGGCTTCGGGGCAGGTTCTTGAAACTTCTGACGGGGCCGGAACCCTTGCGTGGGTGACACGCGAGGTGGGTGACATCACTGGAGTCACTGCCGGAACGAATTTAAGCGGGGGAGGAACAAGCGGGACTGTCACCCTTAACGTGGACAACCCTGTTGTTGCCGACCTTACCGGAGATGTAACTGGTGCGGTCACAGGAAATGTCACGGGCAACGTCACGGGCAACGTCACTGGAAATGTTACGGGGGATTTAACTGGAGACGTTACAGGAGATGTCACCGGAGATTTGACTGGCGATGTTACCGGAGACTTAACCGGAGATGTTACCGGAGCGGTAACGGGTAACGTAACAGGAAACCTGACCGGAGATGTCACCGGAGATGTCACAGGGAATGTTACGGGAAACGTAACGGGAGATGTGACAGGTGACGTTACAGGCGATGTTACCGGAGACTTAACAGGTGATGTTACCGGAGATGTAACCGGAGATGTAACGGGCAATGCGAGTGGCACTGCTGCGACTGTAACGGGAGCAACTCAAGCTGCTATCACCAGTGCAGCCAACCTCGTAACGGTTGGGACTATTGGGACAGGCGTTTGGCAGGGTACAGCGGTTGATGGCACTTATGTAGACCTTGAAGGCACAGAGGTTAAGTCCACAGGTGAAAGCGGGGGAACAAAGTTCCTGCGTGAAGACGGTGATGGGACTTGCTCTTGGCAGGCTGTAGCTGGAGACATTGAAAGCGTAACAGCGGGAACGAACTTGAATGGAGGAGGCTCCTCTGGCGCAGTTACTCTTAACCTTGACACAACATTGACCGGACTTACTTCCGTCACCTCCACAGCCTTTGTGGGGGATATAACCGGAGACGTAACGGGCGATGTGTCTGGTTCGTCGGGCAGTTGCACAGGTAATGCGGCTACGGTTACAAACGGGGTTTACACTACAAACAATCTTTCAGTCTTATCAGCCACAACCTCCGCGCAGTTGGCGGGGGTCATTTCGGATGAAACGGGGAGTGGTTCACTTGTATTTGCCAGCAGCCCAACGCTGGTAACTCCTGCGCTTGGAACTCCTGCATCGGGTACACTTACAAACTGCACTTTCCCCACGCTGAACCAAGACACTACCGGAACAGCAGCAACAGTTACAGGGGCGACTCAAGCTGCCATCACTAGCGCGGCTAATCTTGCGACTGTCGGCACAATAGGTACGGGTGTCTGGCAAGGAACTGCGGTTGATGGGGCTTACGTTGATATTGAGGGAACAGAAGTCAAATCGACTGGAGAGAGTGGTGGAACGAAGTTCTTGAGGGAAGATGGTGATGGAACCTGTTCTTGGCAGGCCCCTAGCGGTAATGTCAGTAAGGTTGGCACACCTGCTGACAGTCAAATTGGAGTATGGACGGGTGACGGCACGATTGAAGGAACAAATGATTTGGTTTTTGACTCAACGGGCTTGGGCATAGCCCTAAACGACCCTTCCGCTGTTCTTGAAGTTTCTGGAGGGACTAACACGCTAGGGATAATCCGCATGACCCAACGTGTTTCAAGTGCGGCAGCTTACGGGCTGGATATGGGTCTGGACCCGACCACGGGTGACCCTGTTTTCTCCCGAATCTTAAACGATACCGTATCCGAATCAATGCGGATAGTTCGCAGCAATGGCGATGTTAGTATCTCACAGAATTTGGGCATAGGCACTGTGGCTCCTTCGGATATGCTTGAGTTGTCTGGCTCATCTCCTGAAATACGGCTAACTGATTCTGACCTTACCAACACTTATTCTGTTTTATCGGGCAATGGCGGTCATGTGTCCATTCAAGCTGACCCAGCCGACCAAACTTCTGCCAGTAGAATTACTATGGAGGTTGATGGTTCTGAAGCCATGCGAATCGACTCTTCGGGTCGCACTTTATGTGGTGGAATAACGGGGGCATCGGGGTATGGAGATTTAGAAACAACCACTTTCACGACTGAAGGACAGTGTATTCTAGCTAGGACTACGGGCAATGTCGGCATAGGCCGTACTCCAACCACTAGGAAATTAGAAGTTGAAGGTGATATTCTTTCAGTCAGCACAGGCACTGCCTCGATGATTCGGATTGAAGCGGCTGGCACTCAAACAACGGTTGGAGCTTCCGCAGACTCCGGCCCACAACTCTCCCTCTACAACACAACGGACACGGACAATGTTTTCAGTCGCGTTGATTTTCTTAATTCAAATAGTCTTTCTTATGCTAAAATAGTTGGACAAGCAACCAGCCAAGATGACCGCAAAGGGGAGCTTGCTTTTCTAACGAGTGATGGTGCTGCGCCAACCGAGGCCATGCGAATCGACTCTTCGGGCAACGTCGGCATAGGCACGACGAGTCCTGATTCAATACTGCATTTAGATGGTGGCGCGACCACTCAATTGACGATGGGGAATAGTTCGGCTGGTGATTCCGTGATTATGTTCAAGGAGGGTTCAGACGTTATGTCCCTGAGTTACGATGGCGGGGACAACAAGCTATACATTAGAGATGAAGATGCGGATGTACCAAGGGTTACTTTTGAGCGTGAAGGCTCGGTCGGCATCGGTACAACCTCCCCCGCAACTGGCCTAACCTTGGATGTTGCTGGGAAGATTGGAACGATTGGAGGTAATGCTGCCGCTCCATCGCACACGTTCAATGACGATGTTGATACGGGGATGTACCGAGATGGGTCAAATGGAATCGGATTTAGCACGGGAGGAACCAATCGTGTGTCCATCGGCTCTTCGGGCTTCGTCGGCATAGGGGGTACGCCCAGCACGCATCCCCTTGAAATTCATAGCACAGACAGTGCGGTTGTTTTAGCTGATTCGTCTGCTGCTAATTCTTTCTCACA